GTAGCCTGTAGTGTAAACGTGCCCGAATGCGTTGGTGTCATTATCCCACTCCAACTTAATTTCGCAGTTGATAGGCTTCACGTGGTAGCACTCCGAACAAGCAAACACATCAGGTTGAAAGTTCTGTATCTTGTAGCGCAAGGTAGCGCATAAGGTTACGTTGTTGTTGTGGGCTTTGATAATTATTCGCTTGGGCCCAGCGTTCATCCCGAAGTTGCTAACCGTAAAGATATGAACCCCGTTGCTGCCGTGTGGGTTTGAACATACCTGACTTGACAGGTCGGTGTTTTGGATGCACACCTGCACATTGCCGTTGCTGTGCCCTGATATGGTTAGTTCAAATTGCACGTTGGTTACAATGGCATCAATGTCGCAGCCGATTTCTTCGGCATAAGCAAAGTCATCTTTTTTGCTGCCGTCAAAACATACGTTGCTGCCTTCGGTAGTTATGCCGACTGCTATGTCGGTGTTCCAGTTGCCGACCTCGCCTATTTCTTGGTAAACTGCGCACTCGTAATTGTCAGACAGGCAGACCGTATTCTCGCAGCCTACGGGCAAATCAATGCACTTTTCGATGATGCCCCTGTTTCGTGCTGATCCTGTATAGGTAAATTCATTCCACGCCCCACCATTAATGCTATACCCGTAACTATCTCTCATCAAATAAGCCTCACTCTCGCATAAACAAATACAACCCGTGAACGGCCTTGTGGTTACAAATTCAATACGCTGAATGTTTAAGGGCTCACCAAACCACCAATCGAATGTACCGGGCGATTCAATCGGCAAGGTGTAATTGGTTGCACCTTGCGATGCTTGAAAAAATGCTGCCCCTTGCGAATAACTGCAAATGCTAAATGTGGCCCTATACCAATTTGTAATTGTCCCTACGGGGAAATCGAATTGAATGCTGCCATCAAATTCATTAAAACAAATACTATGGTCATCATTAATAGACACGCTATCAATCTCAGTAATTGAAACGGCAGTAAGCCAAATGTTGTAAATAGCGTAGCCTTGGCCAGCAGTAAACGCACTTGGCACAGTTGGTGTGCCAACCAAGGTCAAGGTAGTAGCGGCAACACCGCCAGTATTTACCGCAAAGGTATCGCCCGTTGTGGTGTTTCGCACAAGCTGATATTGCGTTACACCGCCCGAAACGAAACTTGCACCTGAATCAACCAAGGTACTTGCACTGCCGCCCGTTGCCGTGCCCGTATCAAACGGCTGACAAACGATAAGGTTGTTACCTATTTCGCCAGCCTGAAACTGAAAGCAAAACGGCTCTCCTTCTTCCCAAGGCAAACACATTGGCGAACCGAAGAAATCGCATAGCTGGTCTATTTGTTCGTTGTATGACAGCTCGCCATCTCCGTAGAAGATTGGGCTGCTATATGGTATTGGTTGGGGATTTCTGATAGGCATATCACAAAGGTATTAAATTAACCGCCATCACCTTCTTCAGGTTCGGGTGTAATTGGGTTGCCGGGGTCAACATCAGGCTGCTCGGGTGCGGCCAATCTGCCCCTTGTTTCGCCCTCCGTAACACCCGAAATGATGTTGCGGTTAAAATCGTAAAGGTTCATTGACCTACTTTCCCCGTCATCGGTAACTTGGTAAAGTAGTTTTTGGTAGGGGTTCGCCTTAATTGTCTTCCACAAGTCAGCATCGATATTCGCTTTCAATTGGTTTGTCAGCATAAACGAACCGCCCTTTTCGGCAGTCAAGATTGTGCCACCTTCACCCTCTAATGAATTACCAGCAATTGACCAAAATGTGTCATCACTTAGGTAAACTTGAAAATATTGGTTTGCAGTTGGTTCGGTTGCAATCAATTGAATTTGAAATACATCACCAGAATCTGCATTAAACATGCCAAAAAACAAATCGAAATCCCTATATCTTTCATCAGATGTTTGGCTAAATCGAAAGAACGGGCTTGTTTTCTTTATCGTTTTCACCCCTATTAAAGATGAATCCCATTGCGCAATAATAAATTCAAAAGTAGTGTATGAACTAAATCCAAGATTTGAAAGCCAGTTGATGAAAATAGACCCCTTAATTCTAAAAGAATACAATGCTGGCACTTGACAAACCCATGTTGAATTGCTTATGTTGTACCCTGTGCTGGGGTCGCTACCCTTAACAGTTATATCGGTAAACTCCCCAGTAATTGCCAAGTAGTTCAGATTGTTTGGTGCTACCAAATCATCAAACACAGGGCCCGCAAGCGTTAAATTTGAAGCCCAATCACCAATAGGCGAACCGCTAAAATAATTGTATATAAGATACATCCTTTTAGGTGGCCCCGGCGATTGATTTATTTCATCCCTTGCTAATAATTTTGAGTATGGGATGTTTATAAATTCAGGCACATAATAAGCATCGAAATATTGCTGGCCAAAACTTGCATATTGGCTGGCGGCATTACCCGGCACTCCATCCGCATTCCTAATCATTACATTGTAGTTGCTGATGCTGTTGTTGAATACATTGAATATCGGCGGTGTGCCGACTGAACTAAGTACGGGTGTGCTTACATTGCCCGGTGCGTTCTTGTAAAAGCACGAAATCAAAAAAGCATCTTCATCGTAGCTATCATCAAAATCGGGATTGCCGGGGGTGTTTAAAAACCGCATGCACATCACGTAATAGATAAGGTTGGTGTGTGTAATCAAAACACTACACCGCAAATCCCATTCGCTATCTACGTTTGAATTGTACTGAAAATAATAGTCCTCTTGCCATTGAAATACAAACGGGGTTTTGGGAATCCAATTCCAGTTGGTCATTACCAATGCCGCCGCTTGAACAGAACTCGGGGTATCAAAATCCTCCCTCGTTTCCGAACTGCCAACAATAGCAGAAGCATACAGCATCGAAGTATCTATACTCTCGGTAACCCCAGCATCAACATCGAATAGGTTAATGCTTTGCGACTGCCGAAAGTAATCAATAGGCTCAACACGAATTCTCCATTGGCCTACGTTGTATTCTTCGACGGCAAAGGCCAAGTTGTATAGTTTCGACAAGTCCCCAAATAACTCACTCCACGAAACCACAGGGCCGATGTCAATGGCATCACCCCTCAACTGCCTACCGCTTAAAATATGGGCCGTTTCTTGGCCAACAACGGGGGTTAAATAATTAGATACAAAGCCAATCTGCCCATCACTCATGGCAGCAACAAGATACTTTAAAGCATCGTAAGCAGTCATTGACTTGCGGCCAAACCCCGGTATAACGATTGGCACAGGCAGATTCATAAATCTTATTTCTTGAACATCAGTAATGGCAACCGCAGAACTGATGTCTTCACCCAACTTGCTGTCTGGTGCGCCAAGGCTAAACCCAATGTTTACGTTGTTGCGGATCTTGGCGAAAAATCCCCTATCAACGATTTGGCACGATACGGTCTTTTCGTATAGGTTAAACTCGCAATCGCTGGTAAATATTAACCCATTAACAACCGCTTCAAATGCGCCTGAATGTGGATTATATGCAACGATGTTCAACGGCACAGGGGTATCGTAGTCATCACGAAACCGCTGCTGCAAAAATCGGTAGGTGTCCCCAGTAAAGGTTATTTCACCTTCAAAGTCGAACAATAGCCCACGGGCCTCTTCATCCCAGTAGATGCGTTCTTTGATGTCTTCAACACCCATAGCATCGCCAGTTACGTTGATGCTGTTAAGCGTTACTATTGCCGTGTTACCTTCCACCTCTTATTTTTTTGCGGTTAATTTTCATGGTTTCAAAGCCAGTCCTATTGACTGCCGTTTGTTCTTTTATTGCCCGATAAAGTCGGTAGTCATCAAAGTTACTTGACATCTGCAATGCCATTGAACTCGCCAATCGGTCGGCAAAATCCTCTTCTGCCTGCCGCTGCTGCTCCATTAACGCTGGCCGTACGAAGTTGTTGTTGATGTACCCGTCAAGGTTCCCGTCAATCCACGATTTGGCAAGGCCCGGATATTGCAGGTTATTTCGTGTTGGGATAATCGCCTCGCCCTCATGCGCCATAATCGGGATGGTGTCCTTACCCTTTGGGTTGCCACCCCTTTGAAGATAGGCTGTACCATCGTAGAACCCCGGCTTTGGCACTTCGGCAGATAGCAATTGTGTTGTTTGTGCGAATGCGCCAACTACAGCCCCTACCATTGATGCGATATACCCAGCCAAAACAAAAGGTGCACCCGGCCCTGTTGTTGCTGCTGATGAAGTAGCGCCAGCAATAGCGGCAGCAATAGCCGAAGCCATTTGTATTTGAACCTGAATCACGGCTAATGCTTTAACATACTCGGCATTCTCACCGCTAAGGGCAGCAAACGCACCTACCATTTGGCCAAAATTGCTTTCCAATGTTGACAATCCACCAGCCACATTTGATGCCGCTTCGTGAATGGCCTGAATTGAAACTACCGCATTTTCTGCCGATTCTTCATCTACATCAAGTTTTACCTTAATGCTCATAGCATCAGGTATTGGCAGTTCGGGAAGCGATGTATCTGTACCCGTGTCGGCAGGCTCCATTGGCAATATTTCAGGCCTTTGAATATTTACCTCAGAATTAAATTCTTCAATGGTCTTTTTCAGTCCATTAAGTTGGTTTTGCAGAAGATTTGCTTGCTCTGTTTTTTTCTTTGCCCCAATCCAATCACCTTTAAATGCAAGAAGTTCTGCCTCTGTATTTAGCTTAGAAATTTCCTCTGTAACAAGTTCAATGGCAGTCTTTGCTTTCCCGTTTCCATTGGTATTGTCATTCGTTGTGGTAGTCAATGATGACATACTATTTACAAGGCTTTTCGTATCGGCGTCAAGATTGTTAATCTCGCTGTCAATTTTAGTAACCTCGTTTTGGGCAACATCGTATGCCTTGGCTTGCTTTTCAATTTGAACTAAAAGGTCATCACCAGTTGTAATTACCCTCCTTGTTTGTTCTGCCTTTTCCCTTTCAGTTTCGCTTAATGCTAATTCATTGATTCTTTGGTCTACCAAACTTTGATTGTACTGAGCAACGGTCATGCCCCTTTCCTCCAAAAACTTCTTTTCTAAAGCATTAAGTTTTGCCTCCTCTTGGGTTGCTTGGCCAGCAAATTTTGCCCTTTGTTTTAGTAGGGTCGTGTATTTCTCCTCCTGAATTTGAAGGGCAATTTTTGCTTTTATGCCCTCAATAACTTTGTCCTGTGCCTCCTTTAACTGATTTTGAAATGCAACTTCATCCGAAAGGTTTTTTAAAGTAGTCCCATATCGTTTGTTGATTTCATCGATAAGTTCTTTTCTCTCTTGACTTTTTGGGTTTGTCTTAGACAATGCTGAGAAATAGTTATTTGCAACACCAAGTTGTTCTGTTTCTGCCTCAACAAGCCTTTCGGTTACGCTTTTTAATTCCTCTTGCCTTTCGCTTAATTGGTCTACTTCCTCGCCAGCCTCATCAACCCCATCAATAAAATCAATGATATATGGCAATGCGAATGCAAATGCCGCTGTGAATAGGTTTGTTTTCAGTGTTTTATTCAATGACAATGTGGCGGCATTCATTGTCATAATACCCTTGGCAACCTGTGGCAACATAGAAACTAACGGGCCCAACTTCCAACCTCCAAACGCTAATGCCGCTGCGGCTGCCGCCTTGGCAAAAGACATCACGGTGTCCGCATCAAGATTCTCAAGAATTTGGTTTAAAGATTTCAATGTTGAATTAAAGGTTGGCAGTAACTTTTGCCCCACCTCTGTTTGAAGGTCTTTAAATGTGGCCTCTAATATCCGCTGTTGATTGGCAACACCATCCGAAGTCCTTGCGAAATCACCTTGTGCATCTGCCGTCTGCTTAAATATAAGGGCATTGGCCGCTAACACCTTTTGCTGTGGTGTTAATGCTCCCTTGGTTGTTTCAATAAGGCCCATTGCCAATGCCTCCTGTTTCAAGGTGGCTTCATCCATTAACACCCCAAACCTACGAATCGGTTCAGCCTCACCCCTCAACGCTGCACCCAATGCCAATGCCGCTTCTTCAGGTGTTGTGTTTCCGAATGATGCAAGGTCGGCAGACAATGCCACAAGGTCGGTGCTGAACTTGCTCAAATCCTGCCCGGTCAATCCGGCCGATTTGCCGAATACACCGAATGAAGCCGCAGCATCAATGGCCTGTTGTTTAGATTGGCCGAACTGCTTGGCTGAATTACTGGCAAAGTCCTCAACAGCCTTGCTTGCATCCCCAAATATCTGTTGGCTTTTGCTTAATGTTTCGTTAAGGTCGGATGCGGCATCAATGGTCTGCTTGGTAAAACGAATAATTTCACGGGCAGCGAAGGCCGCAGCTATCTGTTGGCCAAGGTTTTTGATAGTGTCTTTTAAGCCGTTGGCATTTTTGCCTACGTCATCAAGGGCTTTGCCAGTTTTTTTACCAGCGTCCTTGGCGGCAGTTTCGACATTGCCTAACCTACTTTTTAAGTCTTCTAATTCCTTTTTGAGCTTTGTGGTTTCCGCTTGGAATTCCAGCACTATTTTGTCGATTGCCATCGGCTTCTTTTGTTTTAAGTTTTAGTAAGCGTACAAAGTCGTTAATCGTGCCCGAAGCCATCAAATCAACGAACTGCGAATGCTCGCCACTACACAAAAATAAGCAATCGGCATCGAAATCACTTAACCAATTGAAGACCTTATCTCGCCAAGAATCAACTTTAAGATGTCCTTCTTTTTTGTTTGAAACTGGTCGCTGGCTTGCCAAAGCTGCTGCCATACGTCTGCCAGTTGCTCGGCATTGGGTAAGAACTCGTTCATGCCAGCGGACAAAAAAAAATCGTGGTTGACAAACTCACGCTTAAACAAACGCAACTTTTCAGCCTGAATGGTTTCGTTAATTTCAAACGGGTTTTCATCGTCCCTAATCAGGTTCAACGCTGCCAGTTCGACAATCAGGTCGGTGTGCAAGCCCAGTTCTTTGTGCCTACTTTCGGCCTCCTGAATCGCCCAAAGGCATTGCTGCAATCCTTTGCCCCTGTCCTTTCGGCTTTGGCCTTCAATGGCAGCCACCACGCTTTCACGTGCAATTGCCAAAATGCTGGTCAGTTCATCGGATGTTAACCGATTATCTAACTGAATTAAGACAGCCTGAATTTCTTTGTAACGCACCAACGGCACATCACCTGAATCCCGAAACTTGTAGTACTTATGGCCATCAATGTCCACCATGAATTCGCAGCCAGCTTTCCAGTTCTTGGCATCAGGTTTCAAGGCCACCAAGACCGCATCGGGGTAGTTTTTAACCAGCCACTTCGTTAATCTGCTTACGACCATTTGGCAAGTTTTAAAATGATACCATTCAGCCCAGCAAGGCAAAACACGAAGATAGGCCAGCCAATAGCGGTAAGCGCATCAACGGGTTGGTTTGCGATAATAACATCGCCCCAGTATGCAATTGTCCCGTAAACCGAAGCCATGCAGGTAGGGCAGTCAATGACTGGCTTTGCCAATTCGGGAAACTGCGAAATAAATCGCCAGCGAAGGTCATCTAATATCATACCCTCGGCTGAAGACAGCCACAGGCCGAAGATGAATAGCGAAGTTAACAGAAGTGTTGTCATGGTTTGTTTGTTGTTTATATTGGTTGAATCATTTGTGTTGAAGGTGCTGCCGTATTGCTGCGCCAAAAAATAAGAAGAAAGCCATCGTATGCCCCGTCAATCGGCACGAAGTTCGCCACGTCATCACCGTCTGCAACAACAAATAAAGTGTATGTTGTGCTGTTGTTGAAGAACAACGGGTTAACGGTCAAATCAATGGTCAGCATGCCACTCACGCTGCTTACTATATCATACTTTAAGACCTTTTTCGACCCATTATGAACGATAAATACGTCATAAGCGGTGCTTGGATTGGCAGTACCGATTTCAAGGTCGGCAGCCAATTGGCAGTTCGTAGGCGCAGATAACACCTTGCATGGTGTTAAATCTTGTGGGCAGATAGGGTTCATTGTGCTTTTGAGAATTTGTTCAAATATACAGAAGAATCGGCAAAACATGGTGATGAAATTTTGACATAAGCATCTTTCTTGCCAAGTATCGCACTCCATAGCTTGCCGCCAAACCATTTGCCTGGGCGCTGCCAATATCCAACCACGTTCAATTCGTAGTCGGTTTGAATGGTAACAACTGCTGGGCGGTCGGGATGCACGGTTGCGGCAAATTTCATGCACATTGTGTCAAGTTTGAAGGACTGGATCGGGCATGGCAAGGTTTCGATATGCCACCTATCCACCTCCACCTCAAAGCTATCAATCTTGGTGCGCCATTTAGTTCTATACACGAATTCAACACGGCCACCTTTGATGTTCAGGCTGTCAAGTAACCGCTTGTTTTCGGACAGCAATTGCTGGTTAGTCAATGTTAATGTTCGGGCGGTTGCCGATGCCGTCTGCTGAATAGCCTCGTAATTGCTTGCATGCCGTTCTGCCTCGGCTTTGTAATTACATGACTGCTTGCCCAAGATAAAAGCGGCAATCAGGGCAATGATGCCCCAATGCCGCAATAGAAACCCAGTCCAGTTCATCGTACCTTGCGATTGTCAATCCTAAAGTTCTCAACGCTAAAGTTGCCGTCTTCTTCGATTTCAACAATGGCCGCCCCGTGATTCCACTTGGTGAAAGCGAATGGCCGATAAGCTGGGCGAAGGTCGCATAAGCAACCCGTAGAAAAGCAAGCAACTCCTTTGCCGTTTAGGTCGCTTTCGTGATGCTCAGATGTTTGGTGATTGTGGCCAGCCAAGGTCGAAGCCTTGCCACGCAAGAACAACCCCCGTGCTGGGTTAACAGGACTGAAGATGCTATCACCGAATTCATGCCCGTGAATGACGTTCAGTTTTCCGAACTTGGCAACCTGTTTGCTATCGATTAATTCAATTTCAAAGTCATCCAAGCCAAGGGCTTTTTTTAATTGCAAGCCGTCAAGGCCATGCAGTTCAGGTGCGTTCTGCAAGATGTAGCGTTCCCACCTGTCCTCGTGATTGCCCAACTTGTAATAAACATCAACCCCCAAATTGGCAATCCCCTCAAAAAAGTTACGGGCCATGCCGACCTCAACAACGGCAGAAGTAATTGCTGGATCCTTTTCCCAGCGGCTAATCTTGGCGAAATCAATCACATCACCATTCAGGTAAATCCCGTCAATGCCGCTTTTAAACCCGTAGTCAATGGCCGTTTCAAGGGCTTCTAAAGAATGGTAGGGGATATGAATATCGGACATAACCAATACCTTGCGGTGATGCTTAGGCAAATGCCAATCGGCCTTACTGGTTGTTTCGCCACGCTGAATGAAATTCGCCATGTATTCGCTGGGCTTCATTTCATCCCTTATAAACTCGGTGCGAAGTTTGCCTGAGTTCTTAGCCCATTCTAAATGCTTTTTGCCAAGCGCACCAATGCGATACCTTATTGTTTTTCTAACGTATTCAATCTCTTTGTCTGTTTGCTCAAACAGGCCCGGGTTTTCGGCCACAATTTTTCTTGCTAATGTTCGGGCGAAAAAGCCCGGTTGTTGTTCATCAAGGTATTTCTCAATGATTTCAATTTTTTGTTTACTCATGGTTCCCTTTTTGGTTTAGCCAAATGTAGTTAAAATACAATAGGCCAAACCTTTTTTAAGATTTCTTAACGGTTGCCCACCATTTACGTGCATCGAAACAAGGGCAGGCTTTGGCAACATTCGGGAAGTCCCGATGCCCCAATACCTCAGCATTGGGAAATTGTTTTGCAAGTTTGTTCACAAGTTCGGCCATTGCCGCCTTTTGCTGCGGTGTGCGGTTGTCTACAGGCTTGCTTTTCTCATCAATGCCACCAATGTAACTGATGTTGATGCTATCATGATTGTGCCCTTTCACCCCGTTGCTGGGTTTCGTGATCGGCCAGTTGTCAACTATTTTGCCGTCCCGTTCAATGATAAAATGGTAACCGGGCGATTTCCAGTTTAACACCTTTTTATGGTATCGGTTAATGCTGTCTGCCGTGGCCGTTATGTTGCTGGCCGTGGTGTGCAAAACGATGTAGTTAATTGGTCGCATGGTTTACGGATTGAATGATGCAATTTGTGCCCCAGTAGTTGCAACGGTAGAACAGTTCTTTAACCGCTCGCCAATGCTGTTTGGCGTGGTTATGTTGGTAACCGCTTCGTCCCACAACAGCGGTGCGATTGCGGCTGGTAGGCTTGCTGATAGGCTTGTGTTTAGTGCTGTTGCAATAGGCGTTGGCAAACTTACTGATAGCGAAGCGTTTAACGCAATAGCCAAGGCATTAGCATCAAGGCTTGCAGTCCCCACCGTATTGTCAACAGGAACACCAAGGCTAACAGCAGCAGCAGGCGGCACAGCACAAGTACCTGTTAAGTTGTTTGTCGGGCCGTAAACAATACCTGTTCTTACATTGTTGGTGGCTGGGTGGCCAGTTGCAACACCGGGGGTGTATAGGGTGTTGGTAGTTAGGTTTGATTTTCTAAACTCCCATTCTGTTACTGCCGCATCTAAATAAACGTATGGGGCAATAGTAGCCATATAGCCATTGGTTGCGTTTTGAACATTGCCGAAAACTTGCACCTCGGTTGTCGCAGTTGGGCCGTAAAGTGCTGGAGCATTTTGCCCAGCAGTTAAATTGCCTGTAATGCTGAATACCGCTGTGCCGTTTAGCAATACGGCTGGGTTAGGGATTGTTATGCTTGTGCCGCTTAACCCGTTCACGTTACCTGTTATTGATATTGTTTGGTTTGTACCGTTAAGTTTTATTCCTGTATTGCCAGCATTTGCAAAACCGCCAAAAACATTGCCAACAACATTAAGGGTTGTATTGTTTTCTAAAAAAATTCCATCATTATTACTGGTTATACTTAGCGAACCATTAAACCCTCCGGCAGAACAATCTCCCGTTAAATTAAGCGTAGCACCAGCCCCAACAATTATTGCCCTTATATTTGATACTGCCGTGCTTGTTGTGGACACTACATTCCCAACATAATTTACCGTGCAATTGCCTGTAATATTCAATCCCCTACTTGTGGCTATTGCAGATGTCCCCGGCATATTGCCTGTAATGTTCACAACGCTTGGCGATGATGCTGAAACGGTTAATAACGCTCCAGTTCCATGAAACAAATCCGCATTTACGGTTCTTGATGCAGAAATAACACCGCTACCGCCAGCCGTTACGCCTGTTGCGCTGTTATTTCTAATCTGAGAAACCGTAACATCAACATTGATTTGCACGGTGAAGTTGTTGAAATAAACAACATCACTTGCCCCCGGCAATACCGTAGATGCTACATAACTGCCCCCTGAATCGTCTTGCCACGTAGCCAATGCCGACCAGTTGCCGTTGGCTACCGCTTTGTAGTTAGCCATGATTAAAGCCCTTTTGCGTTAATGTACTCTTGAATCGCCTCGGTAATCTTGGCAAAGGCCTTGACCGCATCGGCATCTTGCGAAGTTAAAACGTCCCCAAACACAATAGGCACATCGTATTGGCTTGGGTTTTCAGGCCGAAGCACATCACCAGCCTCATCGGTAGCGAAATACTGCAAACGCATTGCAACGGTTTGGCCTACCTCAGTAGCGTTAAACAATGGCATTGAAGATAATGATGCGGCAACCTTGTTGTAGGTAACGCCATCAACGGTGATTTGTTTGTTTGTGTTCATAACTTTAAGTATAAATTGCGGTTAATCGGTTATCCCAAGCGACATTAACTGCCGTTTGAATTGTTATGCTGCCATTATTGGCAACCTGTATGCGGTAAATTGTCCAAGTAGGCGTGCTGGTCGGTGTGCCAAGATATGCCGTGCCGCAGTAAGAATAAGGTGCAACGAAATCGTGAAGCCTGCGCAGTTCAATGTCGCAGCTAATCGGGGCAATGCCGCCCGGTGTAGCGCAAGATTCGCCCACAATGCAATCGGCATCACCTGTTAAAATCAAATCCACCTCCAGCATAGCAGCGGCCATATCCAGCGGCAACCGAAGGTCGATATTGTCAAACACCCCATTAAGCGTTTCTGCACCGTACTCCCGATTTGTTACTACCGTTTTGATTCTGTCAAGGCCGAGAGTTGCCCGCAGGCTTGGGATATTGTCCACCGTGATAGCCTTTTGCAGCGCAAGTAAAATGTATTGTTCTAAATACTGCGTGTCATTTTGCCACGTGCTTCGTGTGCCAATCCAATGAAACTTCAATGGTATGGTAATTTGAACCCGTTCTTTGTTGGCACGAACCCGATCCAGCAGTTCAATATCTTCAGCCCCGTTCTTCAACCAAAAAGACATGCCCGTCCGCCAGTCGAATCGTGTAATGTAGTCAAGGTTGCCTTTGCCGTCATACACAACTGGGAAAGTACGCAGGTTGCCGTCTTTGCCTGTTTCTTCAACAAGCTGGCATAACGGCCGTGTAACTGCCGAAATATTGGGCAGTCGTGCGTTCAAATAAGATAGAATGTCGCTTATCATTTAAACAAATCTACGACAATTTGCTCGGCCCTGTCGGTGAATTCTTTGCGTTCGGCATCCGAAAACTTGAAAGCGTCACCATATTTGTCTAAAAGCGCATCAACTTTGCCTTTCGGGTTGCCAGCGTTGTACGTCATGCCTGTCGCTATAACAAACCCTGTGTCGCTAATTCTCAGCTCAGGGTTTACAATCGACTGCAGGTACATTTGGCTGAACAACCGAAATAGCACCATCTTACCCCTACCCAATTTGCGTTTGAATTCTTTGTAGCCACCCTCGTAAAACTTTGCCGTTGATTTGTCAGGTGTTTGGTTTGGCCCGATGCTTATCGGCTTGGTTGAATATTCGGGTTTGATAGGTGCGCCATTTGAATCCAGCCCTTCTGCAAACACCCGCTTAAACTGCTTGCGGCCAATGCTCGAAGACAAGCCGACAAACCGCTTGCCGTTGATTGCCCGTTCGGCCTTGTTCAGTTTGGCGATGTAGTCCTTGGTAGTCATTTACCCGTGATGCGCTTGATTTCGGCTTCAACTTCGCTTAAAAGTTCATAGCGGTAGTAGCTATCAACCCCGTCAACGTGCTTAACACCATACTTCAACTTGTCGCTGCCGTCATAGCAAATGGTAACTACGATGGCCGGGCTTTCGGGGTCAATCTTGGCGAAGACAATATCGCCGGGCCATAGGTCATTGACTTCAAGTAATTGGTTAACGTGGTCCTGCATGGTTATAGTTTTATTTTGCCAAAGAATGGTTTGTCGCTTACCGATTTGTTACCTCGGCATGACCAAAGTTCACGGGCCCAATAGTTCGCACTACCTTTGCCGCTACCTTCGATACCTTGCGACCTTGCACAATAGCTATCCCCTGCTGACGTGCCGGGTTTAATTCGGTAGCCGCTTGCCCCGAAATGCACGGGCGGGTTATCGCCGCATTGCGCTTTGTACTTTTTGCCCTTGCGGTCTGACGGGCCAATGTTGCAACCTTTGTATTCTGCCATAACACTAATTTATGCAATCGGTTTGAAAGTGAAAGGTTTTTATTAGTTTTGAAAACAGCCCGGTAGTGTAACTGGTAACACCCCGATTTTTCTCGGGAGTTTCGGGTTCGACCCCCGACTGGGCTACTACCTGAAAATAAACTGCTTGTTGTTGGCGTGCAAATCATATCGCAAGCAATCCAAGGCATCGGCACGTTTATCAACCTTCGCCCGGCTGCCTTTATCAACACCGCCATCGGGTAACGCCTTAACAAATTCACAGTCCCTTATCAGCACCTTGCACTTGGGGTTAATCAAGATTTCATCGTAGTTACTGAATATGCTATTGCACAACCGCCTTGATTCTTGATGGGGCGGGTTCGACCGCGGCACAAGTAGGTTGTTCGTGCTGATTCGCATCCTATCCACAATCTCCGACCACATATTTTGTCCTACCTTGGCAATCACCGACTGCTGGCGGCCCGAAGCATCGCCCGTAACAAAGTACAATCGGTTCTGCACCTGCGCTGGTGTTCGCCTGAAGATTTCCTCAACCATAGCTTCAATGAACGTCTTTCCCTGTATATGGTCCGCCGTTAGCGTTATTTCATCGAAGTAGTGAATGAACTGCTTGCCATCTTGCTGTCTGCCACGATGCGCCAAGATAGCCGTAAACGGGTTATTGTTAAAGTCAATCGAAACGTACACGGGCATGCTGGTATCGTATGTGGCCTTGCTGCCCACGTGCTTTTGGCGGTCAAACGAATACAGCCAATTCAGGCCAGACATGGTAACCCGATTGGCCAACACTTCACGCTTAAAGGTCAGGCTGTCGTATGTCTTCTCTAACTGTTCGATGTAGCCTTCGGGCAGGTTCGCCCTATTGTCGTAGGTTGTGCCGATGGTATGGGCTATCTGCTTCTCGCCCCATATCAGTTCATCGATATCGGGGTTGTCCATTGGTGGGGTCATTGTCCAAAGCGTTCGGGGAAACTTAGCCCCCGACATACGGCCCATGACGATATTCAGGCTATCAATGGCAGCGTCTTGCACCTCATCGCCCCAGCACCAACCAAGTTCAATACCACGAATCATGGTTTCGATGCTGAACGTGATCACCTGTGCCCCGTTCATAAATGACCAAACGCCGTTGTGCTTTTCAAACTTTGACTTATAACCGAAGTAGCGTTCAGGGTCTTTGTTGGCAACATAATGTTCGCCCTTGTAAAGCCCGTATGCTTCCAACACCCCGATGAATTCGGATAAGGTTGCCGTGTTTAACTGGCTGACCGTATTACTGAAGATGCCCCCCTTTATTTCGGGCTGATGAATAATGTTGTGTAATGCCCAATGCGCCCCCGTTATGGTCTTGCCCGACCGAATGCCGCCGACATAAGCATACAGCCGTTCGGTTTCGCTGGCGGTTAATGTTTGATGCTGCTTCGGGTTAAGATTATACTTCTTCATCGTTTTTCACGATGTTGAAGGTAAAGTTACTTGGCCACTTGACGTTCTCCCGCTTTTCTTCGTGCTGGCGATTGTACCCCCGTGCCTTGCCTTTGCTGTTCAGGTAGAAGATTATGGCGGTTGTGTCGCCCTTGTTGATTCGGTCAATTAGCTTGTTTTCGACAAAGTCAAGTTGAATTTCGCTTATTTCGTTTACTTGCCGCTTGTATTCTTCATCGTTCTTCAACCATTCGTAGTGTGCATCCCTTGAAATGTTTGCCGCCTTGCATGCCGTTGTAACGATGCCAAGCGACTTTTCAAGGGCCTCCAGTAGCAGTTTTTTTCTAATGTCGGTTTTGTTGTTTGCCATGTTACTTCATTGAAACATTAAACCCTCGGCTTTTCAGTTCATCGAAAAGGTCTTCTAAGGTTCTCATATCGGCCTCGACTATCAGGCTGTTTGCGTCTTGTTCTTCGGGTTCATCGTTGGGCAGTTCAGCATCAAAGCCGGGTATATCTAATCCCCACCTTGTAAGTTCTTCTGCATCCCATTCGTTGGCCAAGGTTTCCCAATCCCATTCGCCAAACCCGACATTATCCTTAATCACAAATTCATCCTTTTGCGCATCGGTCAAATTTTCGGCAACCACTATCGGCACTTCCTTCCATTTCAGTTCTTGCATGGCCTTTAGACGCATGTTGCCCCCTAAAACGGTCATGGTTTCGTCTACCACTAAAGGACGAAGAGTAGCCATTTCAGGAAACTCCACAAGCGAAGCAACCAGCTTTTTGAATTTTTCATCCCGTATAAATCTTGGGTTACGGCTGTTTCCCTTAACCGAACCGATTGGTACAAGTTTAACCATTTTTTATGATTTTGATTCCAGTATAGTCAATTTGTTCAATTTTTGGCGATATGCCTTGCCCTTCAAAGTATTCATCAACCGCAGTTTTTGAACCTTTCCAATGCCCGTAGTCATCAACAATCAAAACTCCGCCAAAGTTCAATTTGGGGTAAAGTACCTCCATTTCTTTTTTGGTTGACGCATACCAATCCGTATCAAGCCGAAGTAATGCCAAGTTGCTTTCGTGTATGTACTTTGCACCATTAAGGGTAACGCAAACATCGCCCTGAACAAAAATTACGTTTGCCATTGGAAAACTTGAACGGCTTATGGTTTCCCGAACCTCATCAATTGGGGAAATGCACATAACGTCTTCAAGTATGCTTTCTGCCTTTCTGCCGTTTAGGTCTTTGTCGATATCTTCAGGCGGTGTCATGCCCTTAAAGGTATCGTACAAAAATACCTTTCGGTCGGTCATTTTGTGAAATGCAAGGTATTCCATGATTCCCAAAATGTTGCCACCTTTCCAAACGCCACATTCTACGAAATCGCCCTGAATGTTGTTTGCCCTTATGTACTCAAGGGAATCATACAAAGCACCCATTCGTTCAACGCTGGTCATTGTGAACGGCGATACTATTTCAATAAACGTGTTCTTAATCATTTTTCACAATTTCGTTAATTAAATTTGCGAAGCTGTCTAAGGTGCGCACGATGTAGTACCGCCCCTCGTTAGCCTTCAGCATCTGCTCAAATTCTTTTTGCTCATCACTTTGGCGCCCGTTACCCATTTTCAGTTCGATGCCGTGTAACGTGCCTTTGTAGAAAAAAAGAAGGTCAGATACCCCAGCGACTACACCCATGCCCTTTAGCACCGCCCCGTTTGATGCGTTGATTGCCCTGCCGTTCGTGTGCCATAGGTTTCTATGCAGGTCAGGGTAGTATTGCCTGAAGAAACGCACACAGGCCATTTGCAAAAGATGTTCTCCGATTTTGGGCATAAGGCAAATTTAGGCCATAAGTTTCATGTGTGCAACTTGCCCAAAAACAACTCTTCAAAAAACATTTCGTTGATTTCAACGTATTTGGTTTTGCGATATGCTTTAAGCCAGTTTACTACTTCAAACCAATATGCCATGTGATGTTTGTAGATAAGGTCAAAATAATACGCATCGTCTAAATTGAACAAATCATCCAGCATAACTTCAACCACCCTATCCAGCTGTTTTGAAAGTAGCCTAATTTCTTTTTCGGCCAATCTTTTTTGCTGGCGGTTGGTTGGCTTTTGCTTTAAGATAAACATTTTCATATTATTCATTTTACTTTCATGTGTGCAAGTGTAACCCGATATAGCCTTTCAAAGTACGGCAGAAATGCCATTTTGCCAGCGTTGTATTTAAGTATTGCGATATGCGATTTGGTAAACATGCCAAGGTCGTTGATGCGTTCGCCACCGATGTTGATTTCGGGTTGCGGCTTAGTCAGGTCAATACCTTGCCAGTAGGCTTCGATTTCGGTGATGTTCATTGTGGCCGCTTTATGTTACCCCAAAAAGCATTTCGCATTTCATCAGCTTTGCTTGGCGGTGCTTCAACAACCCGATTGGCAATGATGCCCAACTTTTCGTAAATCTCAGCACGAAGATGGTCAGGGCATGGCACGCCTTGTTCTTCGGGTTCTGCTGGCAAAACCACCTTGGGCCATTCAGCAAGCGGCATCACTTCGACCTCCCCCCGAAGGTCATCACCGGGCATGATAATCGTTTCCCACTTTTTGAAGCGTGACATTAACCGTGCATCAGGTTGGCCGTCAGTCCCGAATCTTGCCAAAATTTGGGACAGGGTATTGTTTGAAATAATGCCGGTAATAAACTTGCTATCCATTCGGCTTTCGATAATGTCGTACAGGATCGTGTTCTGCCGACCAAACGCACCGACCGCTTCATCAGCCCCAACGTCATCAAGTATCAAATGCCCGTACTTGGTTTTGTGAATAAACGCCAAGATGAATTCATCAGGGTTTTTCATGGCCGCATACTCACGAAATAAATGCCGCATGTTGTAGAAAGTGAACTGCTTTTCGGGTTGGGCCGCTAAGAATAGCCTTGTGTAGATTGTCTTGCCGGTGCCAGTATCACCAGTCAAGAAAAACGATTTGTTGGTGTCAAATGCGGTGCAAAGCTTTCGCACGGCGGCGGCCCGTTCTTTGGTTAGTACCATTTTGTTGGGTTGAAATACGATGCTGGCCAGTTCGATGGCCCGGCGGTCAAGGGTTTTTTCGGTTAGTGTGTAGGTTTTCATTGTGCTAAGGTATTAAATTTTAGAAAGCCATTGGTTATAAACTTGTTCTGCTATTTTTGCGGTCATTAAAGGCGGCACACTCATGCCGATTAGGTAGTATGGGTCAAATTCAAACTCATAGTCAATTGGGTATGACTGGCACATACAAGCCTCTTGAACGGTAATACCGCACCATTTTTCTCCTATTTTTTTAAAATATCCGCTGCTGCTTCTTTTAAATGATGCGGTAATAGTGCCAATTGGCCTATCGTGGTTGATATAAAAATAGTTGCCAAAACTGCCCTTTTCGTGATGCGTATTACAGCAATCTCCCGGCTTACACATCTCTAACAAACTAATAACACTTGGCGGTGCATTGTAGCCGATTTCATTTGTTTCTACATCCCTAAACGGTATCTCAGGTTCATTAAACTCAAGTGTAAGTTTAGGCAATTCGGTAAAAAAATCGACTCTCTCCAAAAACTGCCCAGCTAAATCTTTGCGCAAAGCAATAAAGAACACCCTCTCCCTTCTTTGTGGCACACCCATTTTGCTTGCATCTAAAAGCCAATGCTGAACGTAATATCCTGCATTGTCAAACGCTTCATAAATCTTTCTAACGTATTCTATTGCCTCGCCAAGCAACAATCCTTTTACGTTTTCAGCAATCACAACTTTCGGTTGTAGCTTTTCGGCCAAGTCAATGAAGTCAAAAAATAAGGTGTCAAGGACTTGTTCTGCTTGTCCCTCCCTAAACACCTTTTCTTTACCCCAATCCTTTTCACGATTACCGGCCATTGAAAAACTACTACAAGGCGGTGAACCGTCAAGAATATCCAACTCATACAATTCTTGTGGTAAGTCATCACGCAACTTGAATGTTTGTATAGGTTCTAAATAAGCATACTTTGGGTTGTGGTTTGTCTTGTATGCAGACATCATCTTTGGGTCAATTTCATTACAGCCAAGAACATCAAACCCAGCCAACTTATATCCCATTGTTGAACCTCCTCCACAAGCAAAGCAACTAAACACCTTGCCTTTGTCTTTTGTAAAGTTTGCATCTTTAAGAGTCCACTTGTAATTCATTGTTGTAGGTATTAAAAATTAAAACGGCATATCAGGTGAAGGATTGGCCAAGGCTTCTAAACGCTTTGCGCTGCGTTCTGCTGCTGCTATCGTTGCTGGGTCTAACCAAGGCTTACCCGCTGGCAGGCTTGTTGATGTACCTTTGCTTTGCTTATCTTTTCGGCCGTATAGCTGTGCCCAGTTCTTTTCTGCTGCCGACATAATTGCCGTGTACATTTCGGCAACCGTATGCCCGGCAATTTCTTTTTTTGAAATCAGCATACTTTGCTTTGTAATGACCTTTTTTCTTTTAAGCCACATCATCGTTACTTCACGAAGGTTTTCATCGGTTTTGAAATCACCAAGCAAATCATTGCAAAAATCTTCACGTGTGTATGTGCCCTTACTCTCTTTCTTATCTTCTCTTATTCTACTCTTCTCTTCTCTTCTCTTCTCTATTGAACATTCGTTGAACGTATGTTTAACATTTGTTGAACTTGTGTTCAGCCTACGTTCAGCAGATGCTTTACCAGCGTTCGACATTTTTTCACGCTTTTCTTTGCCTTCACTAAACTGAATATCAAGAAATTTGATGCCAATACCATCCTCATACACCTCAACCATCTTCAAGGCAATTAGCTTTTCAAGGTAGCCATCGGCTTCAAGTTCGGCATGCTCATACGTCATAACGCATTCGGCATTCCAGTAGATGCAGCAAAGCCTTAAAAAAGCCACTTGAACCTCGCAAGATTGGCGGGATATTCTGCCCATCATCCAGTCGGCTGGGCTAAATTTGAACCAAGGTAGTTGTTTCATATCTCAATAAAAAAGCCATTTGTTAGGGGGCGGTAAAAGAAGTTAGAACTTGGCTAAGGTGGGCCTCATCTTCTACGCTACCCCCGAACAAACGGCTCGGTTAATTTTGGTTTTTACCTTTCATTGGCGTTCTAATGCCTTCACAAATATACAAAGAATCCGTCAAATATCGCACCATTCAGCACCTACTTTAATGGCCGAAACCATTCTAAGCATGTACTCAAAAGCATCGTGAAACGGCATCGCATTTGCGTTGTCCACCACTTCTTTGGTCATGCCTTCGATTGCCAGCCAGCGGTCATCTTCTTGGTAGCCGATGCTCCATTTTTTGCTGCTGTAAATTAGCATGAAGTCGCTGTCGCTTAGAAACGAATACCAAGCAAAGTCCTGCTGCGGTTCGCCGCCGAATCTTGACAATTCAAGGCTGTATTCATCGTTTGAAGGTGTGCATAGTGGCCACATATCTTGGCCGATTACGGTTGTGCCGTTTCTAATGCCTTGTTCGTGCCGTTCGATGTCAGCACCGTATGGATAGCTTTTGATAGCGTAGTCGAAGGCCACAATGGCAACGTGGTCAGGATAGCGTGAAACGAAGTCCACAAGGCCTTTGCCGTTCATTTGCATGGCCATCATAACTTGCATCTTGTCTTGGTTGTAGGCGATGCCGATTTCGATTAGTGATTTTGGTGTGTTCATGGTGTTTAGGTATTAAAGGTTAAAGATTAGTAGGTTTTCCCCAGTCAATCCGGTAGCTTGAATTATTGTGCTTTTCGATTTCAAAGCCGTTGGTTCGCAGCTTTTCGATGTCATCTTCAGCAATCGGGTTGAAAACCCAGCAGTACATTTCGCCCTGCTTGGCTTTTTCAAGGCATATGGCTTCGATTTCGGCCATGGTGATTCTTGGCTTTGATGTTGCCAAGTTGTAAAGGTGATTTGCGTAAATCATGGTGTAAATGTTTTTTGTGTACTGCAATAGTAAAAAGAATATCAATACCAAAATCAGCGTTAACACTTTTTAACACTTGGGCAGAAAAAACGAAAGCCCCCGAAAGGCCTAATTTTCGGGGGCGAAATAAAATTGTAATACTATGGCAAAGATATAAAAAATTTGGTTAGTTTATGATTTTGGGAAATTTTCACCTTGTTTGACCAATACTGGGAACCAATGTGTTTTTTTAAACGGTTTGTTTTTGTTGATTTTTTTAGGTATTGGCAAGTCGTATATTTCTCCACCATCCCATCCGACCACATCCAGATTTGTTGGATAAATGCTAATAATTTTTTGGCTTAATAGCTCATTAAAACTTGAAACAAAACTTTCGCTTACGCCTGAAACAAGCAATAAATTAAGGCTATCCCCTTTTGGTGTTGAAAAGAAAAAGTTTGAATTACCTTCACCTCCTTCTACTCTGTTTTTTAAAGCCGTAATGCTTATGTCGTAGTGGTAGTTTAATGCTTTGATAATTGATTCTTTCATTTTTTTTATTTCAAAGTTAAAAAACATTTTAATGCAAAAAAGTTAATAAATAAAAAAAGGCGGACACCTTCCCGACCAAAGGTATGCGTCCGCCATTAGATATGAGATGGCATAAAAGTATAAAAACTTAGGCATAAAAAGAAAAAGCCCCAACCTTTCGGCAGGGGCGATTTCACACCTAACACACTATTTTAGAATGGCAGGTTCTCGCCATCGGTTTGCATCTCAGGTAAACGGCCACCGCCAGTTTCGGTTCGCATGCCGCCAAGCAGTTCTACTTGGTTTACCAGTACCTTGATGTCAGTCCCGATCTTGTCGTTGCCTTCTTTGTCCTTGTAAACGTCCAGAACAGGGCGGCCGCTGATGTACACCTGCGTGCCTTTGCTTAAAAATTTAGCAACCCCAGCAGGCTTGCCGTCTTTGCCGAAAAGGGTGCAGCGAAACCATTGGGTTTCTTCGCCTTTGCCGACCGCTACCGAAAAGGTAGTGATGTCTTTGTTTTTGCCGACCAGTTCAGCGTCTTTGCCGATACGCCCGATTAATTGTAGTTGTAACATGGTTTATTTGGTTTTGATTAGTTTCTTGCGTTGAATTGCTTTTGACACGATGTGCTGGCCGATTTCCTTCCCGTCCATCGACAGCCAAGACAGCAGATGCTTAAGGTCGGCCGCCCGGTTGGCGCACGTGCCGATTATCAGTTCGCCCTTCTGCCCGTTTTGGGTAATGGCAATCGAAGCGGTTGCCGTTTCTTTGTCAGGATAAGACCTTACAATAATCGGTACATCTAAATACGTTGGCCGAATCATTTGGGCCCAACTTCCGTCTTTGATTTGCTCAAAGCCAAGCTGTTCTAATTGTTCTTTTCTCATGGTTTTGTGTGTGTTTAGTTGTAATTAATTGACGTGAAGATAGGTGTATTTTTATTCATTTCCAATTCTTGCATGACCATTTTGATATGCTCGCAAAATTCAATGCATTTCATGTAGTATTGTGGGTCTGCCAAGATAGAATCTTGAACAAACTTAATGCTGTGCATGACCGTTGCATGCTCGCAATTCAGCATCTTGCCGATGTCTTGCAGGCTCATTGAAGTAGCGCAGCGCATCGCAAACCTCATGGCATGTTTGAAATGCTTGACCTCCCTGAATCTGCGTTTGCTGTATGCAGCTTCGTACGGCAGCCCCCAGTAATCGGCAGCGGCTTTTATGACGTAGCGTTGGTGTTCGGTCTTCAGGTGCATCTTAAAGAATTCATCGTTTCGGCTGTTAATTATTCGGTCGATTTCGGTGCGAATCTTCAGTAAGCTATCGTTGTCCTGTTTCAAAAGATAGCGTTCAAATTGTCGTTCTGTCATTGTAATTGTGGTAAAAGTTCAACTTCGATAATGTTGCGGCACATCTGGACCCGTTCGTAAATGGCCTGAATGGTTGCCTCGTCATAGTAGATATCAAACACCTTCAGCCGATATTTGGCTGGGATATTGGTCAAATCTAACTGGATGCCGCCAAGTTCTTCAGGGGTTGGCATTAGAACGTAAACCAACTGGGCCCGTTTAAGCCCCAACAGGTGCATGTAGCCCTGCAATTGATACCAATATCCTTTGGGTGGGTTTCTTTCCCACATTGGGAAGGTAAACACGTCCCAAGGGCATTTGATGTCAACAACCGTGTTGCCGTGAATAACATCGGGCGTTCCAGTCAAAAACTCATTCTCAAAAAAGGTTTCGTTCTTTTCGGGCATAAACCAGTTAAGGTGCTGGCCAGCGAATTCAATGGCTTCATCTTCAACCAGTCGGCCCTTCTCCATAGGCCTGCTGTCGATTTGCTTACGAACCCCGTAAATCTGCTCGACAATCCAGTCCTGCAGATATGAATAGCACGTTGCTCCGGCCGTGTCTTTCCCCCTGCCATTGGCCATAATTTGACCAATGGCACTGCATCTGATTTTGAAATCTTGCATTACTTTAATTGTTTGGTGTAAATGTCAATTGCTTTTTTCACTGTGGCCTCATCTTTGGCCCAAGATTTAACGTAGATGCAATCAGCATCGTTAAACGGGTTGGCCTTTTCTTTGCTTACTTCAGGCAGTTGCTGGCTAATGTCGAATAGCGTATTTACCAGTTCTTGCTGCGGATCGGGCAAGGTTAGAAAATCAATCACTACTGGCTTGGCCGCAACCTCATAAGTATTGGCATCTGCATCCTTTAGTTCTTCGGTAGGTATCAACAGCATCTGCATCAGGCAGTATTTTAACGCTGCACTCATGGCTTTGTTTGTTGATTTGTCTGCGCTATCCATTGCCTCGCCTTCGGTAACGCTGGACACAAAGCTGCCGTCCGATGCGTAGAAGGTAAATTTCACGGTCAAAATGGTGTAAATCAAAACACCGCCTTTGGCTGTTGTGCGTTCTTCACGATGCCGCCCCATTACTTCGCTGGTGATGAACACACCGTGCTTTGCGAACAATGGGTGAATTGCATTGTAAAGGTCATCAATACCTCTAAAGTTGTAGCCTTGTTGCTGGTTTTTCTTGTTTTTGCCGATTGCTCCGCAGTCAGCCATGATTGCCGTTAGGGCTTCAAAGATTGGGGTTGTTTTCATGGGTTTTGTTTGTAAAAGGTTATTAAATTAGAAAGAACGATATTCGCCTGTCGCATTACCATTTCGCTGGGTATCAACGGGGGCTGCGACCTTAATGTGGCGAATAGTATCGGGCGGCCTTTGTCGGGCTTGCCGATAATTTGGATTTTGCTGCCGCCTACAAGGGGCGATTCGATTAGGGTGATTTTCATGACTTAAATTTCTTCTACTTTAACAAGGACAAAACCGTAATCCTCTTCAAAATCATTAAAGGCATGTTCGCCATCATATGAATGGTGAATGATTTTGCCGTTACCTTTTTGCTCGACAATGTCGATGCAGCCCATAAAAGCATAGCCGTAACGGCCACCTCTAACGCCATCAAGATTGATGTATGCAACCTTGGCATCGAACAGTTGCTGATTTGTAACTTCATAAGTTGTCATAATTGTGTGTGTTTTTAATGGTTAATGAAATTTGTACTGCAAACCTAATAGTTATTTCAACACGAAATTAACAGCAAGTGTTAAAAAGTGTTAAAACAAAAAAGCCCCGATGTGGGGCTGTTGTAACAAATAAAGTATTAATTCGTTTCTAAGGGCTTATTCTTTGATTTTCGATACAATGCCCTTGCCCTTGCGAATGATGTCGTATAACCGCTTTAAAAGCGTTGTGCCTGTCATTTTTTCGATATTCTCGTCTATGCTTTTAAACTCAATACCGATTAACGCAACACCTACCGCCTTGGTAAGCACAAAAGATGTGTTCACAAACTGGCCAAGAAGGTCACCAACAATGAAAACGTCCATCACGAAGAAGGTCAGCACCACACTTTGATACATCACCATCTTCCAAACTACCTTGCTCAGTTTCTTGCTTTCGATTTTCTCGCCCATTTTCTGGGCAGCCATAACCCCAAGCAAGGTGTCAAGGGTAATGAATGCCCCAACTGCAATCATGATGCCAGCAACTGGTGCAAAAAATGCAAGTATTGATGCTGAAATGTATGCAAAGGTAGATTTCATTTTACGGGATATTTACACGGTTCACGACCATTGGGGTGCAGGTATAACACCTATCATTTGGTAGCCGCAAATTGGTCAATAAGGTCTGCATTTCGGTATTGTAATACTGAACGTAAAGGCTGCGCTTTTCGTTGGCGTCTTCTTTGTTGATCGTGGTTACGTTGTTTAGCCTGTCGCTGAACAAGATTTCATCCATCAATTCAACCCCCGAAGCGTACAGCATTGCCCTGCGAAGCCGATTTGAAAATTGGCAAAGCCAAGTATTATCGTCACATTCGATTGAATAGTTAAGGCTAACCCCGTGCGTGTATCCAATCCCCACTAAATTGGTATCTGTCAACGAACCCGTTTTGCTGGTTTCGACCGCACGGGTAAACAATAGGTCGCTGAATCTTGACCTTCGCCCTTTGGTGCAGCTTGCACAGGCGGTTGGGTTTATCCAAGTGTCAAATGCCGCAGATATGCCAGCGTCAACGGCAACCATTAAATGAAGGTCTTGGCCGTTGGTCGGGTAGCTTTTGTTAATCAGTACCTCAGTAATCTGCCCAGCAACCGATGTAAATGGTATGGTGTCGATTATCGTGCCCTGAATAATGTCAATTACGTAGATGTTATCCGTAACCGCCCCGGCAAAAAATATCGAAACGCTGTTTAGGTTGAATTTCAAATATGGGTAATCGCTAACCAATATCTCAACCCCAGCATATTTGCCAACCTTGGCAGCATCGTTTGACTTATTCTCATCAAAGAAGCCTATTGTGCCTTTGTCAACTACCGAATTGAACCGACCTTTAATGTCCATAAAAGACCTAAAGTCGCTGACAATTTTATCGCCAGCACGTTCAACGGCAGCGGTCATTACATCGTAGCCGCTGGATTGTTGGGCATCACTAACGTAGTCGGCTTGGTATAAGTCAAAGCCGGGCAGCGTAGCCAATGACACCTTGTTACTGGGCGTTGACGTGCATCCATCGGGCACGAATATCAAATCGGTTAGACAGGTTGTTGGCATAATGAAAAATTATCGACCACCACAGTTACACCCTCCGGGACGTGATGTCGGTTTTGGTTTTGGCTTGTATTTTTTCATAGGTTAAAAATAAGGGGGAGATTTCTCTCCCCCGTTATTTGTGAATTGCAGGTAGATTAAACTCCTACGAATTTCAAGATGCCATTAACACCTTCCAAGCGGTCACCAGCTTGGTACATATCAGCTGGTAAGAAGATGAAGTCGTGATTTAACGCAACTTCGAAGTTCCAAACCTTTTGGTCTGCACCGTTACAAGTGTACTCGGCACGGTAATCGAAAGTCAATGGCAAGTTCGGATCAGGATGCTGAAGCGTTCCCTGAACAAGCGTGCTGTCGTTCATCTCAAGGATGCCTTTGAATTCGTTGAACGAAATCATTTGAACGGCTCCGGGGATGATAGAATACGCAGCAGTTGGGGCTGTGTCATTCAGCTGAATTCTGCGGTCGTAACCATAGGTGATGCCAGCTTGTTGGGCATAAAGACCAGTTGACAAACCTCCATCAGTAAATGCAGGGGGAGCAGCAGCGTTCAACGCTTTGATGTACTTCCACCAAGTTTCGCCGCCGAAAACGTAGGGCATTCCGTTGAATTCGTTAGCCATGTTTTCGAAAGCAATTACTTCGGTAGCATCATAGTTGGGTCCGCCAGCAGTCAAAACCGTATCAGCGTTTTTGAACAATGAAGTTCCAGCCGGGTTGCCATTGTCAACGTCAGAAGCGAAGTTACCGCTATTGGCGATGATTTGAATAGCGGCGTTGGTTGCAACTTTGCGGGCCAAAACGTCCATCATTTTGAACACCTCTTTTGCGATGTAGTTGGTGTCGGCCTCGCAACGCTCTTCTAACTCAGAAGCGGTCAGTTTGAAACCTACGTGGTAACCGTCAGAAGGGGTAAGCGAATACAAAACCGAAGTTTCGCCATCGTTGGCAAAAGTTCCGCAAGTTACCCGACCTCCGTCTTGAACCATTGATTCAAGAAAACGCTGGCCATAAACTACCTCAACTGTTTTGCGACCGTGATCACGAAAGTTAAGCTGGTTTTGGATAACGTCTGAGCGGTTAGGCGCAGATAAGATAAAAGAAAGCAAGGGCAAAGCCTCCGCCTTCAAATTGTCAACCCCGAAGGAGTCGAAAAGGGATAGCTGCACATTTGGGCAAGCTATAAATGAAGATAATGCTGACATTGTATTTGTTTTTAATTGTCAATTTGTTTGTGTTACCTACTTTTTCGGGGGCAACTTCACCCGACTTTTGCGCCATTTTGGTTCGGCAGCGCAGCCGACTAACACAAATTTACCAACAATGTGGCAAATGCATTGTTTTTTTTCACAATTTTGCGTTATGGAGAATGAAATACAACAACCCAGCAAGCCCGTTATCACGTTTTTTGAACAATACGGGGGTAGAAATTGCCCAGACGGCGAACCAACCAGCAACTATCAATGCGCACCAAGGGGGCATCACAATAGCATCAAGGCATCATACAGCAAACGCATCGAATTTGCCGTTGAAATGTACGATGAATTGCGGCGGCACGGCATGAATCGTTACCAAGCGGCCACCGAAGCGGCTACCGCCTACGATATTAACGAAGATAAGTTGCTGCGGATTGCCCGAAAAACGCTATAATGGGGGAAAACTACCGCCATGCCGTTTAAAAGTGAAGCCCAGCGAAAATTCTTGTACGCCACCAACCCAAAATTGGCTGCTGAATTCGAAAAGAAAACCCCAAAGGGCATGAAGTTGCCTAATAAATCGGCTAAGAAGTAGGGGTTATATTGCCCTCAATATCAAGAAAGCGGTCAATTGTGTTTATATGAAAGCCTGCGGTCAGCAGCATGCCCCTTAATGACTGAATAATATCCTCAATGCCAGCATCGTTTGGCAGTTCTGTCGATACTTCAATATCGTAGCTTCTAATTGTAATTTTCATGTTGTCGTGCATGGCAGAATCTTTTAATCAAATCTACAACTTTTGCCACTATTTACGCTTACTGGCAATTTTAAGTCCCTCACCAATGGTGAGATAGTTCGCCAAAAGGTAAAGAATAATTGACCTTTGGCGAAATATACCCTATCGGTGATTGTTTCGCATCTATTGGTTTGGTATATACCCGATTGGGCATAAA